TGTCCAAGAAACTTATTTGGGACTCTTAGATGTAATTTTTGTATATGAAAAAGGGTTCCATAAAAGTGAAGCAGATAAAGAAAAGGAGGCTGACCTTGTAAAAGGCTTTCAGTTGGTGTTAGAATATATGATGCCGCCTTCGGAGTTCAAATCTTTTGTAGAGGCTGGTCGTTGGACGACAGCAATCCAAGATTTATCTGATGAAGAACTAGATGAGCTTGAACCTAAGCTGCATGCAAAGGTTTGGCGTACTGAAAAGAATCGACGGGCCAGTGAACAAGCAAGATCTTGGGCAACGTCAGGGAATAAATACATGAACGAGGAGAAGGTTTCAAATGGTAATTAAAAACTTAAAAGGTAGAGTAGTAATTGAGCTTTCGGAATTAGAATATAAAGATCTAGTTGAGAAGTCCAACGGAATAGATAGGGTGTTGTCAACCATGCTTGAAGTGCAAGACATTTGGTTGAGTGACGTTGGTAAGATAGAAAGCTTGAAGTATAGTCTGATAGAGTTACTGTCACTAGAGTGGAGCAGTGAAGCACATCGTTATGTTCCTAGAGAGGAAGCAGCGGCCTTAAAACTTAAACGGAAGAAGAGGCTCAAAAAATAATGGAACTATTAAATATAATTAAAAAGATTTATAGTGCTACTGTTGCAGAAGCGACATCAATTGTGGTAGACTTGGTTGATATCTTTAATGACAAAGTTAAGCCACCCATCCGGGAACCAATCATAATAACAGGAATTGTCATTATTGTTTTAATACTAATAAGGATAATATTTATACTGTGAATACTGACATGTGGAAGCACTACTGCCCAGCGGAGAGAACTTATTTATCTGTAGGCAGTGGTGAACCCTGTAACTGGTGCGGCAAAGAATCTAATTTAAAAAACAAAGGAGCGACACACAATGAGCTATACTATGGGTTCAACAATCTATATGCACGACACACAAACCGTCAAAATAAAAAGAAGTAATGGTGGCTATGACTTAATCATCGAGAACAAAGAAGGTAACAACGTTTATCTTTATTGCTTTGGTGAGGATGTTATTCTTTCTGCTACTCTTATTGATCCCGAAGAGGAGGCAGCAAAGGCAAAAGAAAAGGAAGAAGAAAGTGAGCCAGCATAACTTTAATGATGGCATGGCAGACTTCCATGCAACCTTTGATGATGCCTGGGCCAGGATGTTTGCTATGCTTTTAGGTACGGCATTGCCGGACTCTGCCGTAAAAGAGGCCTTCTGTATTTATATATCTGAGCGTTTGATGGATACAGTAGGTAAATTACAATGCTCTGAAGAGGATATTATACGAGCATTCCCTGACTTTTTAACTGATAACATATAGGAGGTAGACATATAGAAAAAATAGTTGACATTTAATACTCTATAGTTTAGAGTACACATTCAATAATTAATTAGAGGAGTAATATTTATGCCAGTAGTAGAAGGAACAGCGTATTGGGCATCTGTTAAAGTGCCTAACACACATTTTGAACCCGCCTATACTGTTAATTTAGTACTTGATCCCGAAGTGGCTGAGTCGTTTAAAAGCCAAGGGTTTAATATTAAACAAATGGAAGAAGGCCCTGCCTTAGTTATTAAGCGCAAAGTTGATGGCCCAAACGGCTTGATTAGAAGGGCGCCTGATCTCTTAGACAGACAGAAAAACCCTATTGATGTTGCGGTGGGGAACGGCTCTAGAGTCCGGGTTCAGTATAAACCTTTTGATTGGGAATACAGCGGTCGCACGGGTAAGTCTTTAGACTTCTGCAAGATGCAAGTTATTGACCTTGTAGAATATCAGCCTATAGCTGATGAGTTTGAAGCCTTTGATGATGACGAGGAGATTGATGAATTATGAGTACTCGAACTTATAAAACGGAAGACTCTTTGTATGATGTCGATCTTCTAAATGAAGAAGCACAGGTATCCTTTGCATATCTAGTTGAGGTTGAGGCAGAGATACAGTCCTTGGCTAAACGTATTGATGTGCTGAGGGCGGCGGCTTCTAAATTTCATGAAGTTATTCAAGGTGCAGTCACTGATGATGCTATTATTAAAGAGGAAACTGAAGAGGAGGAAGAATCGGCAACAGAAGAAGATAAGTAGTAAACTTCAAAGGGGGTCTTTAAGGAGGCCCCTTTTGTTGTCCTTAAATGTAATCGTTTAAATAAAGGAATTAACATGTCATTTGTTAAATATAATCAACCGTGCCTAGAGTGCGGAGGAAGTGACCCAGTAGCAATCAACGAAGATGGATCAGCATGGTGCTTTAGCTGCCGTTATAGATACCCCGATTATAAGGAGGCATTTTCACAACAAGGAGAAGTAGTAAACTTTAAAGAACACAAGAACAATAAGAAAAACACTTCAAGTGGTGACTTCTTACCACTCACAGACCGCAGCATATCTCTAGAGACAGCAAAGAAATATGGTGTCAAAGCCTTTATAAATACTACCGGAGATGTTGTCCGACATTCATACCCTTATTACATAGCGAATGAGATAGCTGGCTATAAAATAAGGGAACTTAATAAAGCTTTCTCATGGCGAGGAACCTCTAAAGGCTCTGGACTCTTTGGTGAACAACTGTTTGCTGACGGCGGTAAATACATTACAGTTACAGAAGGTGAGTGTGATGCCATGTCTGCTTTTGAATTGATGGGTAGCAAGTGGCCCGTAGTATCTGTTAAGAACGGAGCGTCGGGAGCCGTCAAAGATTTCAAAGACTCTATAGAATTCTTAGAGAAATTTGATACTGTCGTTATAAACTTTGATAACGACAAACCCGGACGAGATGCTGCAAGAGCCGTAGCTAAATTATTAACGCCTGGAAAAGCAAAGATTGTAACGCTTCCTAGTGACTTCAAAGACGCTAACGATATGTTAAGGCAAACACAACACAAGGCCTATCAAAATACTTGGTGGAGTGCCAAAGTCTATACGCCAGCAGGAGTACTTAACCTATCAGAGAAGCTCGACGATCTAATTAATAGAGAGATCAAAGAGTGTGTCCCCTATCCTTGGGCTGGACTCAATAAGAAACTCTATGGTATGCGACAGGGTGAACTCGTAACTGTCACAGGAGGTACGGGGCTGGGTAAGTCAAGTATAACACGGGAACTGGAGCATTGGTTAATAACAAACACCAAAGATAACGTAGGCATCATAGCTTTAGAAGAGGATTGGATCAGGACGGCAGATGGTATATTATCTATTGAAGCTAACACCCGTTTATATATTGATGAGGAGCGCGAAGCCTTTGGTGACGCAGAATACGCTGCGTTATCTAAGAAATTTATAGGGGATACCTATGTTGATCGTGTCTGGATTCATGCACACTTTGGCGCTACTGATTTCGATGAGATAATTAACAAGCTGAAGTATTTAATAATAGGCCAGGGCTGTAAATGGGTAGTCGTAGATCACCTCCACATGCTTGCTTACTCCGCAGGACTTAAAGACAACAACGAAGTATCAACCATTGATTACATTATGAAATCTTTAAGGACTTTAGTTGAGGAGACAGGAGCAGGTTTGATACTGGTGTCGCACTTAAGAAGGGTGGATGGTAACAGGGGCCATGAAAATGGTATCGAAGTTAGTCTGTCACACCTTAGAGGCTCACAAGCTATCGCACAGATAAGCGATTGTGTTATCGCTTTAGAGCGCAACCAACAAGCTGATGATGATGAGGAGGCCAACACAACCCACATGCGAGTCTTGAAGTCTAGATACACTGGAGATGTTGGCATGGCTTCCCATTTACTTTATAATAAGGAAACCGGGAGACTAAAGGAAATAGATATTGATGATGTCGATGATGAGCTTGGGGAAATAATATGACTGCACTAGTATTTGATATAGAAACGGACGGCCTCACACCAACAAAGATATGGTGTATGTCTACGTTTAATGTGGATACCCAAGAACACAGGGCCTTTGGGCCTTTGGAGCTTGATGAAGGCTTGGAGACTTTGAGATCTGCTAAAAAACTAATCGGTCATAACATCTTGAACTTTGATATGCCCGTCATTAAAAAACTAAAAGGTCTAGATCTTACTGACAAACATGTTGTTGATACTCTGGTGCTTTCAAGATTATTTAAACCTACAAGGGAAGGCGGTCATGGCTTAGAGGGTTGGGGCTATAGACTTAGATGCCCTAAGATAAAGTTCGATGATTACTTTAAATACTCTGATGAGATGCTGAAGTATTGTGCACAGGATGTACTAGTAAACTATAAAGTTTATCAGGAATTGAAGAGAGAAAGCAGAGGCTTTAAAATAGATTGCGTAAATTTAGAGCACGAAACTGCTGTCATTATTGATGCCCAAATAAAGTATGGATTTCTGCTAGATCAAGACAAAGCATCTGATTTACTAGAGAAATTGTCGAGCGCAAAAGATACTTTGTATGATGAGATACACGCTGAAATAGGACAAGATACTGTTTCGTATAGGGTATATCCCATATATTTAAAAAGGTATGGTGACCTCTCTAAAATGGGAACAAGGATATCAAAGGCAGAAGATCCTCAAGATAAGGTTACCTCAAGAGTCAAATTAACAGAAGAACAGTTTGAAATTTTTTCGAGCCACTCATCTAAATATATAGATGTCACTGAGCCTGTAGAGTTCAACATATCTTCACGACAACAAGTAGCTGCTAAACTTATAGGCTTAGGGTGGTTTCCTACAGTATTCACACCAACGGGACAGCCGTGTGTTGATGAGGGTAATTTAGGAAAGATAAAAGAAATCCCAGTTGCCTTGAAAATCTCTAGATACTTAAAGCTAGAGAGTCGTATAACAGATATACTAGGTTGGTTTAAAGCTTTAGATACTGCCACAGGAAGGGTGCACGGCTGGGTAAATCCTAATGGAACTGTTACAGGTCGCATGACGCACAGTAAACCCAACATGGCAAACATACCCAGGCCCCCTAAAGAGTTCGGTAGAATCTTTAGGAGTTGTTGGACAGTACCGAAAGGGTATAAACTGGTAGGCATAGACGCTAGTGGTCTTGAGTTGCGTATGCTTGCTCACTACATGAACGATAAGGACTATATAGATGAAATCATTAACGGAGACATACACACCACTAATCAACAGCTTGCAGGACTTGAATCAAGAGATCAGGCGAAGACTTTCATTTATGCGTTCTTATACGGAGCAGGAGATGAAAAGCTTGGAAGCGTGGCTGGAGGAGGTAGAAGAGTTGGAAGTGAACTTAAACAATCATTTCTCGATAATCTCCCATCACTCCGAACTCTTAAAAATAGCGTTACTAGAAAAGCGGCAAAATCAAAATTCCTGAAAGCCTTAGATGGTCGTAAGTTGTTTATAAGGAGCGAACATTCTGCATTAAATATGTTGCTTCAAGGTGCTGGGGCCATAGTAATGAAGAAGGCTTTAGTAATATTTAATAATAAACTACAGGGAATGGACGCTAACTTTGTAGTTAATGTGCACGATGAGTTCCAAGTTGAGGTGAGAGAAGACTTGGCAGAAACCGTGGGTAACCTGGGTGTAGAGTCTATAATTGAAGCTGGTAAAGTTCTTAAACTTAACTGTCCTCTTGACGGGGAATACAGAATAGGAGATAATTGGAGTGAAACACACTGAAGAATATAATTGGAGCCACAGCAGAACAAACTCAAACGGAGAAGAGATATTCAGACATGATACAAATGAATCCCGTGAAGATGTTATAGGCTATTTAGAAGAACAAGAAATTAAATATGAAAGAAAGGATGGCGCTAACATGCTGTGGATATTCTATGGAAATAAAGAATATATGTATTATTATACTACAGGAAGATGGGCTGTTAAATCAAGAGGATGGCCCCCTATCAAACATTACAGGGCTAAAGGTATAAAAGATTTTTTAGATAGGTTTGTACTTAACGAGGAAGACTAAAATGAAACACACTAACTACCCTTATAAAAGATATTTAGAAAATAAAGCTAGAGTAACCCTAAACGGTAGGAGATACAGGCTAGGAAATCCTAACCATCCTTATAATTCAATTTACAAAAGGCTTGGTATGGAAGCAGCTTTTACAGTAATGGAGCTTATTCCTTCTGGACTAGAACAAATTAAATTAACTGTAAGTAATCTTTTTGCTGAAGTAAAAAGTGGGCATGTATATGTGATGCTTAACCCTTCGTTTTCTGGATGGGTTAAAGTAGGAATGGCTGTTGATGCCGAAGATAGAATAAAACAATTCCAGACAGGTTCTCCCCATAGAGATTATAATTTAATAAAATATTATACGGTTTCTGATAGAAGAAAGGCTGAAAAAAAAGCACACGATACGCTTACTATCGAAGGAAGAGAGCGTAAAGGAGAATGGTTTTATATGGAACCTGCCTCAACAGTTAAAGAATTAAATAATTTATTTGGGGAAGGAGCACAGCTTGAACTATTTTAAAAATACTGGAGTATAGAAAATGAAAACATTAGACACATTAGTAGAAGACATCTATGAAAGTTTAGAACCTTTGAATTCTGGAGGCAGCCTATCTTTGACTGAGGAGAATATTGATAAAGTCGGAGAAGACATTAAGGAGGCTTTAAAGCACTGGGCCTGGCCGTCTGAAAGAAACTCCGAATTCTCGATGCGTATGTCTAATATCGGTAGACCTGCTAGGCAGTTATGGTTCGAGAAGAAAGCTAACCGTGTCAGCAATTTTAAACCTTCAGACCAGATAAGATTTTTATACGGA